TGAGTTTATTCAGGTATAGCATGTCAGAAAATAAAACTAGGTGGGAGCTTTATAAGGAAAAAAATGGTGTGACAATGTTTGATGCTATAAATCCAAATACTGCACAAGCTGATGAAGCAGAGGCAAGCACAAGATATCAAGCATGCTTATCATGCCCAGAGCTGGTGTCTTTAACAAAACAGTGCAAAAAGTGTGGATGCTTTATGTCTGTAAAGACTAAGCTTAAACATGCAAGATGCCCAATTGGTAAATGGTAATGGCTTCTATATTTGTACAAATATCTGCATATCATGATCATGAGCTGCATAAAACAATAATTGACTGCATTGCAAAAAGTTCTGGAGCAAATGATTTATTTTTTGGGGTACATGTTTGCTACAAGGATGTAGATGATATAGTATACGTTGATCTACCAAACATTCAGTATGTTAAGTCAAAAGCCCCAGAAGGCCTTGGTGTCGGTCACGGTAGATATTTAGCAAATGAGCTTTACAATAAAGAAGACTATTACTTACAGATTGATGCTCATACAAGATTTGTACAGGATTGGGACATAAACCTTATTGATGATCATAACCTCTATACTGCTAATGGCTGCAAACCAATTCTTACTGCTTATCCATCAGGATACTATTATGATAATTCAAGAATAAAATATGATTCAAACCCTGCTGTTGTATTTGCAGATTTTGAAAATAAGATTAACTTTAATAAGATTGACTTTTTGCATCAGACATCCATGGGAAATGAAGCAGGAAATATATTTACAAGGGCTTTATCAGCAGGTCATGTTTTTGCATCAGGAGAGGTAGCAACAATAAGGCCAAATAAAAAAATGTTTAATTGGGGAGAAGAGTTTCTTACAGCAATACGATTATTTACACATGGATATGATTTAATGTTTCCAAGTAAACAAAATCTTTATCATCTATATTATGGCGATAGACCAGAAAATCAGAGAAGGCTCTCAGGCCAAGACTATCCAAATGAGACAGATCTTATATTTGCTAACTCGCAGGATGAAATTAGACGGATCCTATCAGAGGGAATAGTTGGAGAACAAGAGCTTGGCTCTGCAAGAACGCTAGATGAGTTCTGGGAGTATATAAACATTGCCAGCAGCTAGTTTGTATGCTATAATTAAATGTATTTGTACGATAAATGGGGGTATCTAATGACTACAAAGCACGACTTAGTAATTACAGCGTTACAGCAAAGAATCGGAGAACTAGTCTCAGGATATGAGACTCAGGTTGCAATTCTCCGTGCTGAGCTAACTGAGGCAATGAACTTGGTTAATTTCAACAAAGATCAAGATATGGAATAAAATGTTAAATTGCTTCAAATGTAATGGCCGTGTCTTTGTAGATAGACAGTATACAGCTCCTGACCATATAGAAACATATTGTATTAAGTGTGGTAATAGAAAATTCTACCATCCACCTTTAGCAACAAAAGAGGGACAATGGATACTTCAAAAGGAAAAATCCAGAGCCAAGCATACAATAACGAACCTGTAATAAAGGGCAAAGTTAAAGTATGGTTTGTCAATGGTGATCTTGTCAAGGTCTACCATAGTTCTCGTTCTACTGGAATGGTAACTTTTTACAATATAACTAAAGATCGTTTAGAGACTTGCTTGTTATCCGACTTTAAAAAAAGTCGTGAGCGTGCATACAGTGTAGCAGAAACTGCACAGTTAATCAATAGGCATAGAAAATATATACCAAGTTTAATTAAGAGAGGTGTGATTCCTCCACCAATAGGTGCAAAGCCAAATGGTGAAAGAGCATGGCAGGTTAGAGCTTATTACTCAGAATCGCATGTTAGGGAGATCCGTGCTATACTTGCAAGTATACATATTGGACAACCAAGAAAAGACAAATTAATAACAAATAACATGACTCCTACAAGCCAAGAGTTGACACGGCGTATGGGGGACGGTATACTTACATATACGAAGACAGAAGATGGACGGTTCATTCCAGTGTGGAGCGAATCTATATAATTTAGAAATGGGTGGGGTAATGGAAAACGATTCAACAAAGGTAAATGTAACACTAGGATATACGCTTAATCTTGGTAACTTTCAGTCACTAAGACTTGATCTAGGAATTGTAGATAGCAAGCGTGATGGAGAGACAACGGCACAGGCTTTTGAGCGTGTTTATAAGTTCGTTGAAGATAAGCTAACTGAAAAGATTCAAGAAGCTAAGTCTGAAATCTCAGAGTAATGGCAGAGCGCAAAGACCGAATGGCTTTGCTAAGCAGATACTCAAAGTTGCATACAGCAAAGTATGAGCAAAAGCCATCTTTAAATTTAAATGTTGAGCAGTGGGCAGCAGATGGACTCGTTGAGTCTTACGGCATGGCCCAGTGCTATGACCTACTAGACTATTATTTCTCTGTTGCACAAGAAGCAAGCTGGAACTATTTTGCTTACAATGCAGAGAAAATTCTTAACGGTAAACTAGAAGTAGAGCAAGATATCAAAGACAGAGCACAACGTAGAGCTAAGGCAAAGGAGTGGCTAAGTGAATAATACAGAAGCTAAGGTAATTTCAGCGGTATTGCAGGATAAGCAACTGCACGTATTGCTTCAGGCTAACGTAGAGACACTACTTAGAACACATAACGATGTCTGGAACTTCATTAGGCTATATGCTGAGAACAATGGAACAGTTCCTCCAACCTCTTTAGTTGTAGAAAAGTTCAGAGACTTTGAAGTAATAAAGGATATAGGTGCAACAAAGCACCATCTTGAAGAGCTGCAATCAGAGTATTTGAATGATAGCCTTAAGGATATCTTACGCTCTGCTGCTAGTGAAGTCCAGAGTGGGCAGGGTGTTACAGCGCTTGAAGACTTGATCACAAAAACATCTACTCTAAAAAAGAACACAGCATCTATTCGTGATATTGATGCAACTGATATTGACTCTGCTCTCACATATTTTGAGAATGTAAAGGCGCAGCAAGCACTAGGTAATCGTGGAATCAAGACAGGTCTTCCTGGTTTTGATAACTACTTACCATCTGGAATTATGCCAGGACAGCTTGGAGTCTTCCTAGCCTACCCTGGTATTGGAAAGTCTTGGATGGCACTTTACTTCGCTGTACAGGCCTGGAAGCAGGGTAAGACACCTCTTGTAATCTCTCTTGAGATGAGTGAAACAGAAGTTCGTAACCGTGTCTTCACAATTATGGGTGAGGGGCTTTGGTCACATAGAAAGCTATCTAACGGTGAAGTAGAACTTGACATGATGAAGAAGTGGCATGCAGACAAGATTGATGGTCGTCCACCATTCCACATTATCTCTAATGATTCTGGTGGAGAGGTTACACCTTCTGTTATTCGTGGAAAGCTTGACCAGTATAAGCCAGACTTCGTAGTTGTTGACTACCTGCAGCTCATGTCTCCAAACCAAAAGGCTGATAACGAAACGGTAAAGATGAAGAATCTCTCTCGTGAACTAAAGCTTATGGCTATCAGTGAAGAAGTACCTATCATCGCTATCTCATCTGCTACACCAGATGATGTTAAGGATATGTCTACGGTTCCTACACTGGCTCAAACTGCTTGGTCACGACAGATTGCTTATGATGCTGACTGGGTTATGGCTCTTGGTCGTGGAACTAACAGCGACATTATTGAGTGTGCATTCCGTAAGAACCGTAATGGTTTTATGGGTGACTTCCTAGTGCAGTGTGACTTTGACAAGGGATACTATAAGTACAAGGACTTTGAAGATGGCAAGTAAAGAGATATACACTGAAGATCAAGTTCGTCGTGTTCTTAATGGAGCGGGTTTGGATATTGCATCAGAGCTAAGCACAGACTTTATTGTATTTTGTCCATATCACAACAATAGCAGAACGCCTGCAGCAGAAATCTCCAAGAGTAGTGGTCTATTCTTTTGCTTTAGTTGTCAGATAACTAAGAGCCTTGTAGAGCTAATCATGTTTACCTCTAATAGATCATATTTTGAGGCAATCAGATACATTAAGGGCAAGGGGCAAGATGTTAATATTGAGTCTGTTGTTGGCAAAGCACTCTATGCTCCACCAGAGTTTGTGCAGTATGATGAGCTGTTAATTAAAAGGCTTAATAAGCAAGCTGTGGATGCTCCCAGAGCAATGAACTACTTCCATGGTCGCAGAATATCAAAGGAATCTGTAGTTAAGTTTGATCTTGGATATTCAGAAAAGCAGGGCATGGTAACTATTCCAGTACATTCACCAGATGGAATGTGTCTAGGATTTGTAGGTAGATCCATTGAAGGTAAAGAGTTTAAGAATACACCAGGGCTTCCAAAGTCAAAGGTTTTGTTTAACTTGCATAGAGTTAAGAGTTCTAGTATAGTATATCTAGTTGAATCATCTTTTGATGCTATTCGGCTAGACCAAGTTGGTTTTCCAGCAGTTGCAACGCTGGGTGCTAATGTGTCTGTTTCTCAAATCAGACTATTAGAAAAGTACTTCAATAATGTTGTACTAATTGCAGATAACGATGAAGCTGGTAGCATTATGCGAGACAAACTAATTGAAAAATTAGGTCATGTCGTAACTGTTATCAGTCTTGATAAAAAATATAAAGACATAGGAGACATGGAAGATGAAGATATTAGAAAGCTGGAGTTCCAGTTTGACAATTCAATCATCTCTATGCTAAAATAGAATATATAAACAACAAAAAACAAAAACAAGGAGAAGTACAAAATGGCAATTGTAAAAGGATTAAAAAACATTAACGCACTCGTAGATAAGCCAAAGTTTGAAGGAACAGGCTCAAAGGTACGCTGGTTCAAGATCGCTGATGGACAAGCAGTAAAGATTCGCTTTGTAGAAGAGCTTGATGAAGATTCAGCAAACTATAACGAAGCACGTGGACTTGCTCTCGTAGTTTCAGAGCACACAAATCCAAAGGACTACAAGCGTAAGGCTGTAGATACAATGGAATCAGAAGGTCGTGACTGGGCAGAAGAAATGCACCGTAAGGATATGAAGGCTGGCTGGCGTGCACGTCTTCGCTTCTACTGCAACGTTCTTGTAGACGATGGAATTGAAGCACCTTATGTTGCAATTTGGAACATGGGAGTTAGCAAGCAGTCTGCATTCAACACAATTCGTGAGTATGCTCTTGAAACAGGAAGCATCTCAAACCTTACATGGAAGGTAAAGCGCAACGGTCAGGGAACTGAGACAAGTTACACACTTATCCCAAGCAGCCCAGACAGCGCACCATTTGATTGGTCAGGAATTGAGCCATTCCCATTGGAGAAGGCTCTTAACAAGGTTCCTTATGCGGAGCAGGAAGCCTTTTATCTAGGCTTTGATACTCCATCATCTTCATCAGCAGCAAATACTGACTGGTAATTAGATGAACTACGTTGGCTTACATGTTCATACACACTACTCCTTAATGGATGGTGTCGCTACTCCAGAAGAATACGTTGACCGTGCAGTTGAGTTGGGGATGCCAGCTTTGGCTATCACTGACCACGGTACTTTATCTGGGCATAGGGAACTGCACCGTATTGCAAAAGCAAAGGGCATTAAGCCAATACTTGGTGTAGAAGGCTATATGACGACTAGTATGGCGGATAAGAGAGCTAAGGCAGATCGCCAAGACCCTCTTGACCTCAACTATCATCATATAGTTCTTCTCGCCAAGAACCAACTAGGTCTTGAGAATTTGAACAAGATCAACGAGATTGCATGGACAGATGGTTTCTTTAGCAAGCCACGATTTGACTTTGAAACACTGAAGAAGTACAAGGAAGGTTTGATTGTTACTTCTGGATGTTTAAGTGGATGGATTGCAAAGGCTGTTGAACTAGGAGAACTTGCAACAGCAAAGCGACACATGCAATGGTTTAAGGAAGAGTTTGGGGATGACTATTATATTGAAGTTATGCCACACAACTCTGCTGAAATCAACAAGGGCATTATTGAACTAGCAGATGCTGCAAAGATCAAGATTGTAGTTACTCCAGACTGCCATCACTCAGACCCAAGTCAAAAAGAAGTACAAGAGCTCATGCTCCTTCTTAACACACACGCTAAGCTTGAAAAAGACGTTACATACGAGAAGTCAAAGAAGCATGAATCATTCATGGACCGACTTGACTACCTCTATGGCGCAGACCGCATGATGAGTTTTAATAAGTTTGACATTCACCTTCTATCATATGATGAGATGAAGGATGCCATGGCAAAGCAGGGTATTGATCGTGAAGATATGTTCACATCTACCCTAGAGATTGCTAATAAGGTTGAAGATTATGATATCAAGGAACACCTAGACCTTCTTCCAGTACAGTATAAGAAGCCAATGGATGAGCTTAAGAAGCTTGCTATTGAAGGTTTAAAAGAGCGCAACTTAGAAGCTAACCAAGATTACTTAGACCGACTTGACGAAGAACTAGAGATCATTGGACAGAAGAACTTTGGACCATACTTCCTGGTTGTACGCAACATGCTTAACTGGGCAAAGAGCGAAGGCATTATGGTCGGCCCAGGTCGTGGTTCTGCAGCAGGTTCATTGTTATGCTACTCGCTTGGAATCACAGACATTGATCCAATCAAGCATGGACTTCTGTTCTTCCGTTTTATTAACCCAGATCGTAATGACTTCCCAGATATTGACTCTGATATTCAAGATACACGTCGTGATGAAGTTAAAGACTATCTAGTTAGACAATATCGACACGTTGCATCTATTGCTACATTCTTGCAGTTTAAGGATAAGGGTGTTGTTCGAGATGTATCACGTATTCTGAATATTCCTCTAGCAGATGTAAACAAGGTATTGAAAACTGTTGATACTTGGGATGAGTATTGCTCATCAAAAACTACAGCATGGTTTAGAGAGAAGTATCCAGAGGTTGAAATCTACGGAGACCAACTGCGAGGACGTATTCGTGGAACTGGTATTCACGCTGCTGGTGTTGTTACAAGTAAGGAGCCAATCTTTAGACATGCTCCACTAGAAACACGATCATCAACTGGTTCTGATGAGCGCATTCCAGTAGTTGCTGTTGACATGGGTGAAGCAGAAAATATTGGTTTGATTAAGATTGACGCACTTGGACTTAAGACCCTGAGTGTTCTAAAAGATACTATTGACATTATTGAAGAGCGAGACGGAAAGAAGATTGACCTTCTCAAGATTGATATGGATGATAAGAACGTTTATCAGATGCTTTCAGACGGGTACACAAAGGGTGTATTCCAGTGTGAAGCAACACCATATACAAATCTTTTGATTCGAATGGGAGTCAAGAACCTTTCAGAGCTGGCTGCATCAAATGCTCTTGTTAGACCAGGAGCTGCAAATACTATTGGTAAGGATTATATTGACCGTAAGCATGGTCGTCAAAATATTAATTACCTTCACCAAATTCTAAAACCATTTACGGAGGATACTTATGGTTGCATTCTTTACCAGGAACAAGTTATGCAGGCATGCGTACAGCTTGGCGGTATGTCCATGTCGGAGGCAGATAAAGTACGTAAGATCATTGGAAAGAAAAAAGATGCTAAAGAGTTTGATGTTTTCAAAGATAAGTTTGTTAACGGTGCTAGCAAGTTTATTTCTCCTAATGATGCTTTAGATTTGTGGCATGACTTTGAGGCTCACGCAGGGTACTCATTTAACAAGTCACACGCAGTAGCATACTCAACACTCTCATACTGGACAGCATGGTTAAAGTACCACTATCCACTAGAGTTCATGTTCTCACTATTGAAGAATGAAAAAGATAAAGATGGAAGAACGGAGTATTTGATTGAAGCGAAAAGAATGGGTATTCCAGTTAAACTACCTCATATTAACGATTCGGATTCAGATTTTAAAATTGAGGGTAAAGGCATTAGGTTTGGACTTACAGCAATCAAGTTCATTTCGGATAAGATTGCTGAGAGGTATATCGCATCTCGTCCTTTTTCCTCGTTTAAAGAAATAGAAGAGTTTACCTTTACTAAGGGTAATGGTGTAAATAGTCGTGCACTTACTGCAATGAATGCTATTGGTGCTCTTACATTCCCAGATAATCCTTCTAATCCTGCAACGGTAAAGGAAAATCTGTATGAGTATCTGAACCTACCAGAGTTCAACATGTCAGTACCGCAACACTATTATGCATACATTAATGATGCTGAGGAGTATGAGGAGACTGGATCGTTTGTACTAATGGGTATGATCAAGTCCATTAAGCGAAGCAAGGGCTGGTCAAGAGTAGAGTTTCTTGATAAGACTGGCAGTGTTGGTATCTTTGATGAAGAGAATACAACTATTGAAGCTGGTAAGACATATCTACTTCTTGCTTCTGATAATAGGATTGTTTCTGCAATTCCAGCAGATGAAATCAAGGATTCAAAGAATGCACTCATTAAGTTCTTAAACTACAAGATGCTGCCATATAAGGAGGGTGAACACTTTGTAGTGTCATTCAAACCAAGAATTACAAAGGCTGGCAAGAAGATGGCTTCACTTGTATTGGCAGATGCTGGAAGAGAAATGCACTCTGTTGTTGTGTTTCCAACTCAGTTTGCAAAGGCTTATATGAAGATTCAAGAAGGATCTGTTTATAAATTTGAGTTTGGTAAAACAAAAGATGGAACAATTATAATGAATGAGGTAGAGGATGTTTGATCAGTTAGCAATTGACCTTCACAAGGTTGCAGTAGAAAAAGGCTTTTGGCCTGAAGAGATTGATGATATTTTTGTTGCTAAGCAATGTATGATGATTGTCTCAGAAGTAACTGAGGTAATGGAAGCAGTGCGTAAAGACAAGGGTGCAGAAGAGATTTCAAAAGAGTTTGCAGATATTATTATTCGCACACTAGATCTGTATGCAGGAATGGTTGAAGCAGGGTATACTAAAGAGTCACTTGATTACATTCTTAAGAAGAAGACAGAGTTCAATCAGACAAGACCAGAGAAGCATGGGGTAAGATTCTAATGGCAGTAACAGTAGAAGAAGTACTAGCACAGCTAAATCCAAAGCTGCGTAAAACAGTTATGTCTGGAGACGATGTGCCAGCAACAGAGTATGCAGCAACGCCAAGTTTTGGGCTTAATCGTGCTTTAAACGGAGGACTTCCGTATGGCAGACAAGTTCTTGTATGGGGCTCAAAGTCCTCTGCAAAGTCCTCTCTATGCCTTCAGATGATAGGTCTAGCGCAGAAGGAAGGAAAGATCTGTGCATGGATTGATGCTGAGATGTCTTATGACAAGAAATGGGCTGAGGGCCTAGGTGTGGATACATCCAAGCTAATTGTTTCACAATGTCGTACAATCAACGAGATGGTAGATATTGGAACAAATCTCATGAATGCTGGAGTTGATATGATTGTTATTGACTCAATCACTTCTTTGTTGCCAGCGATTTATTTTGAAAAGGATTCAGATGAACTTAAACAACTTGAAAATACAAAGCAAATTGGTGCGGAGTCAAGAGATTTCAGCAACGCTTGGAAGATGCTTAACTATGCTAATAATAAAGTTAAGCCTACTATGCTTGTTCTTATTTCTCAGTCTCGCAATAATATTAGTGCTATGTATACTAGTCAGCAGCCTACTGGTGGTCAAGCTACTAAGTTCTATTCTTCAACAGTTATTAAACTATTTTCATCAGAATCAGACAATCAAGCAATTAAGGGTAAGATCCATGTTGGAGATAAACTTATTGAAGAAAAGATTGGTCGCAAGATTCGTTGGGAACTACAGTTCTCTAAGACATCTCCTGGTTTTCAGTCTGGCGAGTATGACTTTTATTTCAGGGGAGATAATGTGGGTATTGACAGCATTGGCGATCTTGTTGATACAGCAGAGTCAGTAGGACTAGTTAATAGAACTGGTGCTTGGTATCAGCTAGAAGATGGAACTAAGGTCCAGGGACGTGATGGCTTTATTAATCGTGTTAAGGAAGACTTAGACTTACAAGAGGACCTAAAGAAGAAGGTACTAGGTGTCTGATAAGTTTGTAATTTTTAGTGGAAGCTTTCCTTGCAAAAATTGTGAGGATGTAGCTTCTTCGGTAAGACTATGGAAAGACAGCGCAGATCTGACATGGATGTGTTCTAACAAGCATCTATCAAGAGTGCCACTAATAATGACAAGGAAAGACTTTGAGCGAAAGAACGGAAAGTAAGCGGATTGGTGCAAAACAGCACAAGAATTCTGGTCGTAACACACATAAGGGTGATGCAACCTGGAAGAACTTTACTGTTGACTTTAAGGAATGCTCTAAGTCCTTTACATTAAACAAGGATGTTTGGGCTAAGGCTGTTACTGATGCAATTAGAAACGGTAACGATCCAGCCATTCTATTAATCCTTGGTGATGGCAATACTAAGGTTAGACTGATGATTACTGAATTTGAAATAATGGAACAAATAATAGGAGAAGACAATGAGTGAGCAAACAACAATAGAGATGGTAAATGGGCTGGCTGAAATAGCTGATTATATGCAGGATGAAGAGCTAACTCAGGCTCTCACATTCATTGCTAAGATTATTATAAAGCCAGATATCCCACTAAATGTAGCAACAATTGAGATAGTAAGGCTTCAGGCAATTGCAGCAAAAATGTCATTCAAGGCAACATGGATGGCTAATGTTGACAAAAATGACAGGGCAAAAAAGAACATTTATTACACGGCAGCAGAATCAATCAACAACTTGGTATCAGCACTCAAATATATTATGCGCTAACCTGGTATACTTATATAAACAAAGGGAAGAATATGACAAAAAACTTATTAAAGCAAATAATGATTAAAGAGGTTGAGACACCTGCACAGATTGATGCCAAGGAACTTATCAAGGTTATTGAGGCTGGATATCTAGTTGGTCGTGAGCCTAAGCATACGCAGAAGAAGACCTTTGGTCCTTCTACCATTGCATATGGTCACGGAGAGTGTCCAAGATATTGGTATCTAGCATTTGATGGAGCAGTGTTTGAAGACAACGCTGACCCATATGCAGTAGCCAACATGACAAATGGAACTCTAGCACATGGAAGAATTGAAGCTGCCTTTAAGAATTCTGGTATATCTGTTGACTCAGAGTTCAAGATTTTTAATGACAGTCCTCCTATCTTTGGTTATGTTGATAACCTAATCAATTGGAAGGGTGAAGATATTGTAGTTGAGGTTAAGACAACAAACAATGAAGTCTTTGAATACCGCAAAAGAACTGGTAAGCCAAAGATGGGACATGTTGTTCAGATCCTTATCTACATGAAGATTCTAAAGAAGTCAAAGGGTATTCTTGTATATGAGAATAAGAATAGCCATGAGTTGTTAATTATTCCAGTAGAAGTTAATGATCATTACCGTCAATGGATTGATCAGGCTTTTGAGTGGATGAGAGTTGTTCGTAAGTCTTGGGAAGACAGAGAGCTTCCTACAAAGAACTATAGATCAAACTCAAAGATTTGCAAGAACTGCCCAATCAAGAAGACTTGTGATGAAGCGGGAGCAGGAGTAGTAAAGATAAAATCCATGGAGGAATTGAGTGAAGCTTTGTAGCAAGTGTGACAATAGGTTTGAACCAAAGGTCAGTTATCAAATTTACTGCAGCCTTGAGTGTAGAGACCTCGCTACAAAGGAAAAGATTCAAGAACGATATCAGATTACTCGTAGACAAAAGAGGAAGGGGAAGAATCGCAGATGCTTAGGCGGATGCAACACTTCCCTTTCCATCTACAATGACTCTGGTTTCTGTGCCAACTGCAATGTTAGTAAAAAAGCAGTAGACAAAATGTTAAAACAGATAAAGGGATTTATTGAATATGAGCAAGAATAAATGGGGCCTGGAGCTTCCTCCAGAAAGAATTTGTGCAATTGATGCAAGTACTAATAGTCTTGCTTATGCAACATTTCACGGTGGACACCTAAAAGAAGTTGGCAAGATTAACTTTGAGGGTAGAGATATCTATGAGAAGGTTATAGATGCTGGAAGAAAGTCAAAAGCCTTATTTGAGCATATTGTTAATGTAGATGCCATAGTTATTGAGCATACTGTGTTTATGAACAGCCCTAAGACTGCAGCAGATCTTGCTCTAGTTCAGGGTGCGTTATTAGGGGCAGCAGGACAGTCTGGTATTCGTACCATTGGTAAGGTTGCACCAATAACTTGGCAGAACTTTATTGGTAATAAAAAGATTTCTAAGGACGAAAAACTCTTCTTGAGATCTCAGAACCCAACAAAGTCTGAGTCTTGGCATAAGAGCAATGAAAGAGAAATAAGAAAGCAAAGAACTATTGATTTTATCAATCGTCAGTATAATAAGTCAATCAATGACAACGATGTAGCAGATGCATGTGGCATTGGTCACTGGGCATTAAAAAACTGGGATAAGGCAATATAAACATGTCAGATAGAAATAGCTTTGTGTTTAAAGAAGAAGATCAAGACGTTATCTTACAGATAAGAACATTAGCTCCAACAAAGTGGTTGCTAATAGACAGAGAGACTGGTCAGGCATATCAGGGTAGTCCAGAAGGACATTGGGACAAGCTAAAGCCAGTCGTCAAGGTTGACAAGGAGTAGTCGTGGCTGGTAAACTATATACATCTGAAGTATGGTTGAAGAAGAGGTTTCTTATTGATAAGAAGTCTCCAGAAGAAATTGCAAAAGAGTGTGGGGCAAGCGTAGAGACTATCTATGTATACCTTGCTAAATTTGGACTAAGGAAGTCAAGGCGATGAAGAAAATTAGAAGAGCACTAACAATTGCAACCATAGTGGGTGCTGTTGGAATCAGCTATGCACTATATACCCTTAAGGGTTTACCAGAAGCATTTGACTTGGAGTTTGATGATGAGTAATAATTTAAACATTACGGTTGACCAAGTTAACCATCCTCAACACTATACATCTGACCCATCTGGTGTTGAGTGTATCCAGATAACTAGACATCGTAACTTTAATATTGGTAACGCATTCAAGTACTTGTGGAGAGCTGGGCTTAAGGATGAGTCTAAGACTATCCAGGATCTTGAGAAGGCTATCTTTTATATCAAGGATGAAATTAACAGACTAGAGGGCAAGAATGTCAACTGAAGAAGAATTAATTAAACACCTGGATATGATGAACACCGTTGTTGGTGAATATCTCAAGGGTAACGATCCAACAAAGATATCTAAAGAACTTGCTGTACCAAGAACACGTGTAGTAGCATATATTGACGAATGGAAAGAAAAGACATCAAACAATACTGCTATTCGTGCTCGTGCAAAGGATGCTCTAGCAGGTGCAGATGCACACTATAGCAAGTTGATCTCAAAGTCCTACGAGGTTATTGATGAAGCATCTATGACCAACAACCTTAGTGCAAAGACACAGGCCATTAAGCTTGTTATGGACATTGAGTCTAAGCGTATTGATATGTTGCAAAAGGCTGGATTGCTAGAGAACAAAGAGCTTGCTGAAGAGATGGTGGAGATTGAGCGACGCCAAGAAGTGCTGGTTGGCATTCTTAGAGAGATTGCAACTACTCATCCAGATGTTCGTGATATTATTATGAAGAAGTTATCCACAATTGCCAAAGAGGGAGAAGTGATTACAGTTGTCCATGATGTTCAATGATTTCTTTGAAGTACTAAAAGAGAATCATTTTAACGAGTTGCCTGTTGACGCAAAGACATTTGTTGAGTCTCCAGACTATCTTGGGCAGCCACCACTTTCAGATGTTCAGTACGATATCGTAGAGGCTATGAGCCAAATCTATCGTAAAGAAGACGTTATTGATATCCTTGGTGAAGAGAAGGGTGCAGAATACTTCAAGAAATATACTAAAAATGAGATCATTCTGCAACTTGGCAAGGGATCTGGTAAAGACTTCGTATCAACAGTAGCATGTGCATATGTAGTGTATAAGATGCTATGTCTAAAGGATCCAGCAATCTACTATGGAAAGCCTGCAGGAGACGCTATTGATATTATTAACGTTGCTATTAACGCACAACAGGCTAAGAACGTGTTCTTCAAAGGCTTTAAGTCAAAGATTGAACGATCACCATGGTTTGCTGGAAAGTATAATCCAAAAGCAGACTCTATTGAGTTTGATAAGTCTATTACAGTTTACTCTGGTCACTCAGAGCGTGAATCACATGAGGGTTTGAACTTGTTTATGGCAGTACTTGATGAGATTTCTGGTTTTGCATCAGAGGTTGGAACAGGAAATGAGCAGGGAAAGACTGCTGATAACATCTACAAAGCGTTCCGTGGTACGGTAGACTCACGTTTCCCAGACCTTGGCAAGGTTGTTTTGCTTTCATTCCCTCGTTATCAGGGTGACTTTATTTCTCAACGGTATGATGCAGTAATTGCTGATAAAGAAACAATAGAGAGAACTCATAAGTTTATTATTAACGAAGATCTTCCTCATGATAATCCAGACAATAGTTTTGAGATATCATGGGATGAAGATCATATCCTTTCATATAAGATTCCAAAGGTTTTAGCGCTAAAGCGACCTACTTGGGAAGTAAACCCTACTCGTAAGATTGATGACTTTAAGATTGCATTCTTAACAGACTTGGGAGATGCAATGATGCGCTTCCTTTGTACACCTACATACTCATCTGATGCTTTCTTTAAGCAAAAGGATAAGCTTATTAACTGTATGACATTAACTAATCCTGTTGATAGCTTTAGAAGGTTTGCAGAAAACTTTAAACCAGACCCAGATAAGATTTACTATGTTCATGCTGACCTTGCACAAAAGCACGATAAGTGTGCCGTAGCAATTGCACATGTGGATAAGTGGGTAAATATTCAGGTAATTAAGGATTACGAACAGGTAGCACCAATCGTTGTAGTAGATGCTGTAGCATGGTGGGAACCAAGAGCAGAAGGACCTGTTGATCTATCACAGGTTAAGCAGTGGATTCAGAACCTTAGAAGACAGGGTTTTAATATTGGCATGGTTTCATTTGACCGTTGGCAATCATTTGATATTCAGCAAGAGCTTAAGGCAGTAGGAATAAGAACTGATACTGTTTCTGTTGCAAAAAAACACTACGAAGATTTAGCAATGATGATCTATGAAGAGCGTGTTGCTATGCCCATGATTCCACTGCTTCTGGAAGAAATGTCAGAGCTAAAGATCATGAAGGGTAATCGTGTTGATCACCCTAGAAAGAAGTCTAAGGACTTGGCAGATGCTGTTTGTGGGGCAGTATTTGGTGCCATCTCTCATACCCCAAAGGAAATGAATATTGAGATAGATATTCACACATGGGGATCTGCGGACAAAGTTGCAAGACAGCAGAGGGATATGGTAGAATTAGAAGATAGGGAAATGCCCGAAGATGTCAAGAGCTTTCTTGATAATTTAAAACTAATATAATAAGGAGTAAGATGAATTCATTTCAAAAAATCGCTCTAGGACTAGCTGCAGCAATGTCCTTTGGCGTAATGTCAGCACTTCCGACAAGTGCTGCTGTAAATGCACCAACTCTAACAATTGATTCAGCAACTGATGCTGTAGCAACTGGTGAGTCTGCAACTGCAGTAGTTACCTTGTCATTTATTTCACAGACAGCAGCAGATACTGCAACAATTATCTCTGCAATGTTCACACAGCCAGCAGGTTCAGCAAAGTCTGCAACCTTCACATTGCTTGAAACAGCAACGGCTTCTGCAGTAATTGCAGGAAATCGTGTTTCAGCAGATGTAAATTCAACAGTAAATACACCTACCTATGTAACAGCAAAGTTCCTAGTAACTTTGGATACTCCAGCAGTAGCAGGTACAT